GATGGAGCCATTATAAGATCACCAGCTGCAAGATAATGAAGAGCGTGAGCAATTTCATGTCTTCTTGTTGCTTCTGTAAATTTGGTATGTGAAATGCCCAAGTTTTCAGCCAATTGCTTATGATGCTCTAATGAGTCATATGAATCAGTTCTTATAATGATTGCTGGCACTTTTTCTCCAGATTGAGTTGGAAATCTTGGAACAAATAAGCCTCTCCATAAACCATCAACAAAATCAATATCATTAATTTGTAATTTTGTAATATTGTTTTTGATTAAGAATGACTTGAGAGTATTGCTATCAAATTCAAGTAAAGTTAATTTTTCAGCGTATTTTATAAGATCTTCTTTTGAAATAGTTGTATATTGTCTTTCTTGTTCCATTTTATCAATATAGCTTGTTGAAAATTGAGTGAACAATTGTTTGGATGACTTTTGTATTTCAAGTTCTCTTTTTTCAAAATCTGAAGCATTGATAGGTATGGATTTAGATTCTACCAATGGATCATAGTCAGGATTCCATGACTTTTCAAAAGGATCTATTTTCTTAATAACACCCTCTTTGATTGCTTTAGATATGACATCTAATCCACTGCTCAAAATAGTATTCTTAGCTTGATTGCTTTTTGATGTTAAGGCAGCTAAATTAGGAAGTTGATTTAATGCACCTGGTTTGAAATTATCTAATTTTTCAGGATTTTTTTCAAGATATTTCAACATGGTATCAACAGTGGCAAATCCTTGGTATAACCACAAATCCCTAATTTTATCTCCTTGTTTTTCACAGTATTCCTTGAACTCAGGATCTTGTCTTAATTGCTCAATATGAAAATCTTTGATATCCCATTCATATGAATATGTGTAAATTAAATATATAAATGATTCTAATAAAAATTGTTGTTCAGGATTTGTCTTTTTGATATAAAAATAAGTTTCAACTTGGCTGTAAGTATCACAATAATTAAAAAGTTCCTTGACTGTGTATTCATTAAAAATACCAATACAAGCTTCTATCAATGACATAAATTGATCAGGCTTAAGTCCACTTCTTACATATGACACCATGAATGGTCTCAATCTGTTAGCAAAATCTGTATTTATATCAGTGTTATTAAGAAAATTTATTACGCCTTGATGGCTTTGGAATCTTTCCAAAAGTGGTTTTTCTGAAATTGCTCTATCAAGAATTTCTTTTCTGTCAACATCATTAGGGTTTACGCCAAATTTCTTAACATCTTCATCTCTTATCATGTACATCAAGGTGGATTCATCAATTTGTACACCTTTTGAAGAGAGTAAATTTAATGTCTTAAAACCAATTGAAGCTAAACCTTTAAAACCATACTCCATTACTGTAGCACTACCAGCACCATCGCCTATCTCAACTGGCTGTACACCTTTTTCTCTTAATAGTTGAGTTATCTTACCCAAATAATCTAATATTAGAAAGGTTTCTGAATCTGGCGTACCAATCTTCTTCAAGTGGTTATCCACAAACTTTACAATTGATTTTCCAAAAAACTCTAAATCTGAACGATATTTTGATATGTTGCCTTCACACATTTTAAGATAATTGATTTGCGTGACATATTTAATAAGCTGCGACATAGAGTAAACTGTAGGCATTTGATTAGGGTCATTAAAGTTAGCACCTTTTAGTGTTTCTTTGAATGATCCGCCCCATTCAAACTTAGGAGATGACAATACGTCCCATGCATCAGCTGCTTCTACTATTCTTTTTGATCGTTTGTAGTTCCACATAATAGTTATTATGTTTTGTAAAAGAACTAAAAAATCCTATGGAATAAAATTTCTAATTTTCTGTAATATACTTATATGTTCCAAGAAATCCCTTAAGACACGCTATAACTACGTCTGAGGGATATTTTTCTTTTAAGGGGAGAATCACTGTGGTTGAAAAAAATACATCCGATGACATGATTTATAATTGGCGCAATGAATTGCGTTCACATAAAGATGGCGTAGTTGTTGTAGCCAGTTCCCAAGCAGCTCAATACAAAGCTCAAGGTTACAATAAATCCGAAGTGGTTGAACTTCTTGCAGCAGACAATTTTGATATTGATGTTGCAAACAGAGTGGCTTCTAAGTTGTTTGATGCACCAACTGTTGCCATTAAGGAAACAGTTCAAGTTGCAGTAGTGCCAACAAAGTACGATGATTGTGTTCCAGTGATTGAAAGATCCTTGGAAAAATACAGTGCAAAAGAATTTGTGAAGAGACTTTGTACTGGACCTCATTCTATTGTAAAAACAGATGATAGAGGTATTCAAACTTGGCTCAGAGCTGCAGAATTAGCAAAATCAAATTCCAATGGCAAAACAAATTTACATGCTGCTCTCAAACCTTGGGTAGAAGAAGCATTATTAAATTCTGTTTTAGTTGCTCAATCTGAAAAACCTCAAGTAAAAACAGCTTCTAAAAATAAGTATGTTGTAAGTAACAAAAAAGGTACAGCTGAAGTTGACCTTGCAAATGCTACATCAACCAGCGAAAAATTTATAAAAGGCAATTATGCTGATTTTGGTATAGCTGATGAATATATGGTAGGTGCAGCAGATTCTGTTTCTCCTTATCAAAGATTAAAAAGAGCTTTAAAAGACTAATCACATAAAACTCGCACAAAACAAGCCGCTATATGCGGCTTGTTTTGCTTTTGTATAAATTTTATTATGTCAGATCCAAAAGAAGAAATCGTAGATGCTATTGTTCCTGTTAATGATAAAGTAACAACAGCCCCATCAAAACTTTTCAGAGAGCTCAAGGAAACAGATAAACCTTTATATCCTTTGCCTCCTGATAATATGAATGACATATCATATCCTCAATTTTTAGAGCCAAGATGTTCCATATGTTCTTCTCCCTTTAGAGATTTAGCAGAGCATGTATTTCTTGAGAGTGGTAAGAAACCTCAATCTGTTATTCTATTTTTTGCTCATTATTATGATGCAAAGCTCAACTGGATGCAGATTAATACTCACATGGAACAGCATTGTGATTTTAAGAAAATCTCAACATCTGGTTTGAAAAATTATGAGCAAAGAGAAGAACTGATTGCACCTTGGATTTTTAGAGAACATCAATTAGCCCTCACTGCTCTATTAGTTGAACTTGATGATGTGAGAGGTATGGATTGTTCTAAAAATAACGACTTGAAATTAAAAAGAGCTGCAATGGTTGAAAAACTTATTAGCAAAATTTTATATCTTAAAGAACAAAGGGACAACCAAGGTGTGATTGCAATTAATATTTTTGAAATACTTGTTAAATTGCATGAAAAAATGGAAAGCGAAACAGATAAAAAGACTATTCGTGATGAAATGCAATATTTAAGACAGAAGATACAAGAAGATAATTAATGAGAAAACCTAATATTCAAAAAACTCAACAGAATGATGTAAAATCACAATTACTTCAACAAGCATCTGAAGTTGAAAAATTTTTCAAAGAATCAGAATATGCTGGAGAGTTTTCTGATGATATTGTTCCTGCTACAAGAGCAGAAGTAATTCCGCCTCCTACACCTGAAAAGTCAAGATTTAATCCTGATAAAATTGTAGATATTATAACTTTTATAGAGCACCCATATTTTTGTAATCTTAAACCTTATCCCTGGCAAAAATTAATTCTTAAGTGTTTTTATATGGGTCAAGAAGGTAACACTAATCTTGTTATTAATGATGTAAAACAAGAAACTGGATGCGATGGATGTGTTTGGAATTACATTAAGGACAATGAAGAACTTTTTTACAAATCAAGAAAAAATCAAAAACAAATTAAAACAATATTTTCAGTAGTTAATTCACCATGCTTAACTTGTAATCGTTTAAGTGACGAAATAAGAAACGAAAGATACGAAGCAGCTAAAGAAGAAGCTACAAACCCTGATGCTGAAAGACAAGTAGAAGAATTATCTCAAAGAGCAATCCTTGATAATTTTGAAACTGAAAATGATCTTTTATATTCTGATGAATTTGATCCAAAGCTTAGAGTGCAAGTAAATGAAAAAAGCTCAAAAAGATACAAATTTCAAGAGTTAGTATTAGTACTTGGCAGACGTTCAGGAAAATCATTCTTAGTGTCTGCAATGGCATTATATGAGCTTTACAGACTAATTTCTATGGGTCATCCACAATCAAGATATGGTTTGATGGAATTTGATGAAATAGTTTTACTTAATGTGGCTCGTAATGAAGAACAAGCCAAGAAAGCTATCTTTTCTAAAATTAAACAAACAGTATTAGCATCTCCATTTTTCCAACCATATATTGGAAAAGACACAGAACTTGAAATGAGATTCTACACTGAAAATGATGTCAAAGAAAATGAAAGAAGAGCATCAAGAAACTTAAATCCATTTGCAGGTTCTTTAGTTTTAAGGTGTGGTTCAAGTAATGCATCAGGTCTTGTTGGTCTTACTTGTTGGTGTATTATTATGGACGAAGTTGCAGCTATGGCAGGAGACAATCCTGATTCTGGAGTTGACTATGCTCTTTATGATGATCTAAAACCATCTCTCGCTACATTTGGTAAAGATGGAAAAATGATGATGCTTTCCAACCCTAAAGGACCAATTGGATTACTTTATGATTTACATGAAAACAGATTAGAAGACCCAGCAACACTTGTTATGAGACTTCCAACTTGGTTAACAAATCCAAATATTGATAAAGCTTGGTTAGATGATCAAAAAAAGAAAAATCCAGTTGAATTTACAATGCAGTATGGGGCTGAATTTGGAGCAGCTTCATCAGATCCGATGTTTGATCAAGATTCAATAAAAAGAATGTTTTCTTCTATGAGAATGACTCCAAGATTAGAATTTCCACAACCTCAAATAGATTACTATTGTCATTTAGATCCAGCAAGAACTTCAGATTATTATGCTCTGGCTATAGCTCATACAGAAGAAATATATGGAACTATAGGACCAGATTTCAAACCTTTAAAAAGAGTTGTAGTAGATCATATTCATTTTTGGAATCCTCAGACAAAAAATCAACCAATATCCGAAAGAGAAGTTGAAAACTATGTGATTGATTTACACAGAAGATTTAGATTCAAGCAAGTAAGTATTGATCAATGGAATTCTCAATCTTCAGTAATCACTCTTCAAAGTAGAGGAGTGCCAATTATTGAAAGGCAGTTCAATAAAGAATATAAAGAAAAGATTTACACTGAACTTACTCAACTTATAAGAGAAGATCGTATTGATATTTATGATCTTTCAAGTGGTGCTTATATAGATGCACAAAATAACAAGCATAATCTAAATGAAATTGAAGAAGCTAAAATTCAGTTTCTTTTCTTACAAAAGAAATGGAAAGGCAAAAGATATTATATTGAGGCCTTATCTGGATATAAAGATGATATTTGTGATGCAGTAGCTGCTGTAAGTTATGAAGCTCTCACTAATAAAATTATCACAAGATCTCCAAGAAACAGAATGGTTAGTTTGGGTGGCAGGTATAGATAGATATTGATTTATAATATACAAATATGTCTTCAAAGAATATTAGAACAGCTCAATTTGGTGGCGTAGGTGGTGGTGGAAATGGTTCACCTTTCTCACCTGGAAAAAGCCCAATTGGTTCAGGTGGAAAAAACCCAGGAGGTTATGAAGTTAACTCTGACTGGGATGAAAACAAAACTCTTGAAAAAATGCTTTCTAAGACCCATGATGAGATGGATTTGTCTGATAGAAATTTTGAATCCAGATTAACCCCACAGCATAAATATTACGAAGAAAACAAAGTATATGTCCTTGATCCAATGGAAAGGCTTAAGGAAAAATTTAGAGCTGAACTTCATGCTTATAAGAAATCTTTAGAAGAACATGCAGACAGTTTAGAAAAAAACTCTGTGCAATATATCAAAGAGCATTTTCAACTTACTCCTCAAGATTTAGAAACAATGGAGCAAAGATTGCATCAAAGAAGGCATTTTGATGATTCTAAAAAAAGAGAATTTAAGTATGAGGATAAAACTCCTGATCAAATAAAGCCAGAAAGAGCTCATCCAGTATTATCCGACACTCAAATGAATCGTATTGCTACCATCGTTATGAGAGACAAACTAACTCAAGAAAATGACGAAGATGTAGAGCAAAGAAACATTTTTGATAAAAAAAGATACACTGATCCTCCTATTGGAAGAACACCAGTACTTACTAATGGTGATGAATTGGGTCAATATTTCGAAGATATGTTACATGAATACACACCAGAATCAAATGGTGCTATGGAATTCGGAGATCTTGTAACAGATGAAACAAATCCAGATTATGAGCCAAATATTCATCCAAGAGATGAAATAGCCAATGAGCCAGCTGATCTTAATAATAATAAAATAAATGTAAATCAAACATTGGAAGATAATTTACATAATAGAAAAATGCCTGACAATCAATTTGATAGAAATAATATGTCATCAGATAAAGAAGAATATGGCCAAGAAGATATGGGTGTTGAAGATGTTTATAAAGGCTCTCCTTGGTTTGGATCACATACTCCAGCATCATTTGGATAATTTGTAAAATAATCATATGAAATATGATTATCTAATAATAGGAGCTGGATTATTTGGATCTATTTTTGCACATGAAGCTCACAAATTAGGCAAAAAAGTATTAGTTATAGAGAAAAGAAACCATATTGGTGGAAATTGCTACACAGAAGATTATGAAGATTATCATATTCATACTTATGGTCCTCATATTTTTCATACTTCTCAAAAATATATCTGGGATTATATAAACCAGTTTACAGAATTCAATAATTATTCTCACAGATTAAAGTCAAATTACAAAGGCAAGTTTTATTCAATGCCAATTAATCTCATGACTTTACATCAAGTATGGCCTGAGATTATAACTCCAGAAGATGCTAAAAAGAAAATAGAATCTGAAACCATCCCTTGCGAAAATCCGAAAAACTTAGAAGAACACATTTTAAGTATGGTTGGACCCACTTTGTATGAGTATTTTATTCATGGATACACAAAGAAACAATGGGGGACAGAGCCTAAAAATCTACCAGCTTCTATCATAAAGAGATTACCAATAAGATATAACTTTAACGATAGATGGTTTCACGATCATGATATTTATGAGGGTATTCCAGTAAATGGCTACACTCCTATTTTTTACAAACTCTTAGATGGAATTGAAATCATAACCAATATTGATTATTTTGCTGATAGAACATATTGGGATTCTAAAGCTAATAAAGTAGTTTTTTCTGGCCAAATTCAACAGTATTTTGATTATATGTTTGGAGATTTAGAATACCGAACATTAGAATTTCATAATTACAAAATACCCAATTCTGATTTTCAAGGCTGTTCTATAGTTAATTATCCCGATCCCGATACCAAATGGACAAGGATTACTCAACATAAACATTTTGTAAATTCTAAATCACCCAATGATTATGTAACTTATGAATATTCAAAAAACTATGACAAAAATAACCCAGAGCATATTCCGTATTATCCTGTAAACACGCCTGAAAATAATGAAACTTACAATAAGTATAAAGAATATTTAGAAACAAATCATTCTAATATTATTGTTGGTGGAAGATTAGGTAATTACAGATACTACGATATGGACATGACAATAGGTAACGCATTAGCCACAGTAAAGAAAGAATTTGCAGGAAAATAAGAAAGCTAATTCAAAAAACATATTATGTCTGTCTCTTCAATGAACCTAAAAATAAAAAGAAGACAAATATTTTAATGGAACAACATAATGCCACAAAAAATATCTTCAGAAATCAACAATCTAATTAAAAAAGCAAAAATTTTAGATTCATTAGGTAAATACAAAGAGTCAGATAATATTTTTGTAAAATTATCCCAATATTACGTAGAGCAATCAGTCACCAAAGTTCCATCTGTTCAATATTTTGAAATGGACGACATTGCGGATGAGTACGAAGAAAATGAAAAAAACTACCGTACTAAAAAACCCAATTTAAGAGTCCCACAATATTTTGATTTAGGTGTTGGTGAAGATGAAGAAAACTTAGAAGGCAAACTCAACGGTCCTGATAGTGTTCCTGGTCCTGCTTATATAGACCCAGGTAATCTCGCTTCAAGTCCATCAATGGCTGGAGATGTTGATTGCTTTACTTGGGAAGAAACTTACGAAAAGAATGTTGAAGAAGGCAATGGATGGAAAAACAGAATTCCATTGAGATAGGAGAAAATTATGCCAATTCCAATTAAACCAGTTCATTCATTAGATTTGCATGCTGAGATATTTGACTCACCCTCAATGGAAGGTTTAGGATTATCAGACATCCAAATCCAACTTTTAGGTATGAATGCAGCACCAAAAAAAGAAGCATCTGTAAAATTAAGTGAAAGATATATTTCAATGCTTAAAGATATAGATAAAAATATCAATGAAGTTGTTACTGCTGCGAATGCTGCTGTCAATAACAAAGATGGAAAAGTTTGTACAGTTCCAGGTGAAATCTCAGACAATGATCTTTTGGCACTTAAAACTGCAGGATTGATTAGTGGTTATGGCAGATCTGTTTCTTTGACAGATAAAGCAAAATTAGCTTTGAGAGATTTTTATCTTAGCACAGATACAACAAATGAATTTAGAAAATCAAGAACAAAAGAAAAATTTGATTTGAATGAAGCAAGAACTGTAAAGGTCTCTAACACAAAATTCAGACGTGTTGCATCTTGACTGAACAATTCTGACGAGCTGGATGTTCGTTTTATAGCAAAAGATGATCATACAAGGGCAAAAGGCTTAATGCATGCAAAACCCTTAGATGAACTTGAAGTGGCTTATTTTATATTTCCGGTAGAAGATTGCCATTCATTTTGGAATAAGAATGTAGATTTCTCATTAACTTTAGCTTTTTTAGATAGAGATAATGAGATTGTTGATTTCAAAGATTTAGAAAAGCAAAGTCCTAAACTTGTTAGCCCAGATTCAAACAGAGTTAAATTTGTTGTAGAAGCTAATAAAGGATTATTCGAAAAACTTGGAATTAAAATTGGGGATAAGCTTACCCTAAAAAATAATAAACTTATAGTTGAAAAAAATCACAAAACAAAACCTTAAAGGAAATTGAGCCTTTTTTTTAGAAGGTTTTAATAAACCCGACTATGTATTTAGGGTGCTGTTTGAAATCTTGAGGAGAAAAAATAATTATGGCTGATAGAATTTTCCCAAACAGATATCAAGAGGAACCTCTTGATTCTGACTTGGTCTACCAAGCAATTAACTGGGATAACTTTAACACCAAACTCGCAGAAGTTCAAAATGGTGTCAACGTACCAGAACTTCCAGCTGAGTTCAAAGAAGTTCTTGCAAAAAAGAAATCTGAAGACATGCCTGAAGAAGTTGAAGAAATGTTCAAAAAGAAGAACAAGAGAGATGATGAAGATGCTGATGATCTTTCTGATGTCCCTGATCAACTTCGTGAATTTGTAAAGAAGAAACAAGACAAAGCTAAGGACAAGAAGTCCCAAGTTAAACATGAAGAAGAACCTTTAAAGCCAGTTGATGTTGAAGAAGCTGGTTGGAAAAATGGCAAGAATATGAAGAAAGCTAACACTGTAGTTTTCAATCATCCTTCACAATTGTCTGCAGAAGCAGTTGAAGCTGCTATTGCTGAAGGCGATCAAGAATTAGCTAATGCTATTCTTGCTGCAAGACATGAAAGAAGAGTCAGATTAGCTGGCAAGATTGAAACAAGAATTGCAGCAGAAAATGAAAGATCTGTAAAGCTTGCACAAAGAAGAGCTTACAGAGAGAATTTAGTTAAGATGGCAGCTGAAAGCTCCAAGAGTGTCAAGACTGCTAAGACTGCTAAGAACACTGAAACACAATCAGAAGGTTTTGTAAAAGTTTCTCAACTTGACAACTCTGCTAAGAAAGCTTTTGCTTCTAAAGCTATTGCACAAGGCTTCCCAAAAGAATATGTTGATGCTATTTTAGGTGAATCCAATAATGTAGTTGCTGATAATACAGCAGAAATCAGAAACGTAATGTCTTCTGAGTTATCTGAAAATGTCAAGAAAGCAGCTGTATCTTCAATGGTCAAAGTTGCAACTCTTTCAGATGCTGATTATTCCAGATTAATTGATTACTGGAAGAATGAGCTTGGTTATGGCGATCAAGAGTGGATCGACGCACTCTTTACCAAAAAGTACGATAAGTAATTCCTCAAGATTAATATCCCAGGAGGTTTATCCTCCTGGGATAAAATTGTAGGAAATAAATATCCAGGGAAATAAAAATGAGTAAATTCAGAAGAGTACAAGAAACCGAAAACATACCAAATTTTATCAGTAATAAATTTGTTGGTGCTTCTGTTGATATTGAAGAAGATCCGTATGCTGAACTTAAGAAAAATTCAACAGAAAATAGAATCAAGATTTCTAAGCAACAAATTGGTATGACCAAGGAAGCTTCAAGTGTAAATAAACCTTGGGAAAAGATCTCTGGTGCATCAATGTATGACGATCTTCGCCCACAATCATTTGAAGAAAGACTTGCAAATCTTGAAGTCGGAGCTATCAGAAGATCTGACTATGCTTATGACAATGGTGACAACACCAGAACTACAACAAGTGGCCTTAAAGCATTTTCAAGTGAAGATTATATGAATGCCATGCTTTCAAGATCTGCTTCAATTTTCAACCCAGATATGATTGCAATATCTGAGGAATTTCTTAACAGCCAAGAAACATCATCCAGTCAAGCTGTTTTAGAACAATCAACCAGAAGAGAAGCTCAAGCCTCTAAACATCAAGCTTGGGAAGAAAAGAATTTAGGATCTCTTAGACAATCAAAGGTTGTCACATCAAGAGCTAATTCAATTTTAAGAACTTCTTCTGAGTCAGAATTTAATTCTCAATTTGGAATGATTGATCCAAATCAATTAGATCAAAGAGAATCTATGAGACTTGCTAATCAAGAAAAGATTAGAGAGCAAAGATTAGCTATCAAGAAAAACTTTGATGAAGAAATTTTAAGAAATTCTCAACAAAGACCAAAGACATTATCAGAAATTTATAACAGCATTAATTTGGATTTTGAAGATTTAGATTAACATGAAAAAGTTATCAAATATGCCTATTGGATCTAATCCAGCTACAGCACCTGAAGGAGCACTTAACAATCAATTGAATGCTCCAGCTACTGGAATGACTCCAAAAGAATTAAAAGATTTTTTAAATAAACTTATTAGATATGGTAATAGGCCACCTAAAGAACTTTTAGAGCAATTAGGCAATTTGTCAACTTCTGATCAAATTAAAAGCGACAAAATCAAAAACGAACTAAGAAAAATAGGCAATGCTTAC